GCGCTGCTTAAGCGGGAGTCTTAATACTCCAACTTATACAGTATCCACTTGTAAAAACAGGCGACTATCGTTCAGCTAAAAATTTCAGCTCAAGATTTAAAGCATCCGCATAGCGGATGACAATTAAGTCTTGAACTTACAAACTACTGACGTCTGTCGATTCTCCTGCTATACAAGCGGATGCTGCGATAATTCTATTATGTGGGGCGCGGTACACATAAATTCTTTAAAGTAAATTAACCTTAAAGGCGATATTATCTAATATTATATATTTAAATACCCTAATATTTAAAGGGTTACTAAAGCTCTACTATAGTTTTTGGATCTAAATATCCAATCATTTTAAGAAAGCCGTTAAATTCTGTATTAACAGATGCATTAAAATCACACACTACATTAAAACCAATAGGTGTGTGTGTCATGCCTATAATTCTCTTATGAGGATATAAAGCAAGCATAACACGCGAATAACGCAAAGCTTGCTGCTTTGCTTTATTAAATGATGAATATCCAATTTTACACTCAAATAAAAGTATAGATCTGGGTCCAACAAATATAAGATCAATCTCACCGAAATTGCTCAACTGCGCATTATGTAAAACTGGACAAGGCTGAGCAGGTTTAATAATGCTTGTTAAATACTTAATTTGATCTTCTTCATCCGACCAAAGCGTGGTACATGACTTAGAAAATTGATCTTCTTGATCAAATTCTGTGATGTCAGGAGTATAAGCTAAAGTGGATTCAGACTCCGATAATTCCTCAATATTTGCATTAATAAATAAATTAGGAAATGATACTTTTAATTGTTGGATCATTCCATCAATCTTGCCCTCAAATGTATTACGTTTCGCAACATATTTTAAAGGAATAGATTGTGTAAATACCGGTAAATCAAATAATTGAAAAGAATTAAGATCTAAAGTAACACATATATACACAGCATACACTAAATAATATGATTGTTGCTTAGGTCTAGAATCACCCTTTGTCATTTTAAATAAATTATAAAAAGGAAAAGGTACAATCTGATCTACTCTAAGTTTAGAAGAATTACTAAATTTATCATCCATATCTTTACAAAGCAATTTGAGTCGCTTTGATGAAAATATCTGGTGACAATAAAATGTATCATCAACAGGTTCATTAATAATTTGTTTGGATTCAGCAGTAAGTTCCAATTGTGGAAATGGTGAATTTCTAACAATTTCATATGCCTTATTAAATAATTCAATACATATCTCTAAATCGGTTCTTTGTTTCCTAGAGGAATCAACAATACCTTCTACGGTAAGAAACCATTGACCAGGTGGTAATTCATACCATTCTATAAAGAATCTCTCCCAATCAACTTTCTTAATATAGTAATCTATATAACGTTGATCGGCGGCAAAATAATTATTATTATATCGTTCTATCAATCCCGATTGAGATGGTAATACCTGAACAGATTCCGAAAAATCGTCAGGTATATCATCAAAACAATTATTAAATCGTTTAATAAAATTTTCTTGATCTACATTATGCTCTTGAAAAGCTAGACGTAGCTCTTCTATATAAGCTTCACGTGGTACATCAATAGGATTGTAACCTCCTCTATATTGATAACGACGCGTACGCGTCATATATGGTGAACCTATAACAGGATCATCTGTTCCTATAAAATCTAAAGGTCTTACAGCCGTATGGCTATGTACCCTAACGATTTTAGAGAAACGTCTAAGAATAGCCTCAGAAGCAGGAATATATGACATAATCTGACCAGAGCCAGATCCAAAATCTAAATTTGATGTTAAAATAATAAGATCAGGTTGTATATAAACCTTACCTTTCATTTCTACATTAGGATTAAGTGCAGTTTTCTTAACATTATTTACAAAATCGATAACTTTACGCCATGGATTTTTAGTGTCACTCAAACCATGTTTACACGCTCCTATATCATCAAATAAGACAACCTTATGAGATGTACGAAATTCAGATTGATATTCATCAGTTTCATTCAATGTAACCATATCGGTCGTATTAAATTCACCATAAAGATCAGTCATAAGCGCTTTCGCAATCTGAATTGCAAATGATGATTTACCAGTTCCAGGAAAACCATATAACATAATACAAAAAGGTTGCTTACGTAAAGCACCATCAGAGACATCTGTCTCTAAATTATCAATCGCAATATTTAACCTAGCGGCTAAATTAGAATCACGAACTGATAATACATTATAAGAAATTGAAGATTTATATTTCTTCAATCTATTTAATAATGTTGGTACACTATAATACGGTTCGTTAAGTGAACCAATCTTGGCTGTGGTAATCCGAGAAAGATCGGTTTCTATCTCTCCGGATATCAAAAATAAACGCTTCCTTGCCAACCAAACAAAAGAAATGGCGCTACCAACAGTTTTAATGACGTGCTGATTACGTCTCAAAATAGCTATATACCTAGCTAAAGGTGGAAAAATTTTATATAAATTAGTAATCATATTTATTTTTACACTGCACTAAGTGATCAACTCGTGTGCAGCCAGTGTTATTTTATAGGTGAATGAGCACCTCACTCTAAATAGAGTATGCCAATATGGCATCAAATCCACAAATAAGCGTATATTACATTAGCAATTCAAAAACTAAAGAATAATATCCGTAATCAGTATTTGTTTTAGATATAGTTTATTATCGATTAAACGTCTAAGAAATATCGATCAAAATTTTACTAAAAATCTTAATCCTCAGGATGATATGCTCCATATAATTTGGTGTGCATATCTTCTTTAGATAAAGGTTGAATAGTATTCCAAGGTAATATAAACCTTTCATCTCCGAGCTCACTGGCAGCACGGATCCTCTCACATTTCTTAACGAATTCTTCATAGTATTCTTCTCCATGCAAATATGACTCTCGAGATTGAGATTCAAAATTTGCTTGAAATTGTTCAGGAAAAGTGAGTGGAGTATTTTTAGACTTAGTCCACCAATACATCTTTTTACATAAAGATTCCTTTTCAATTGGAGCCACTATCGAATCCAATTGAGGATGATAATGAAAACTCCTTTTGAGAAAAGAAACTTCATCAATTGTTTGATAAGGAACAGAATCAGCTCCTTTATCAGCCATGGTATATTTAATACCCCAGCTTGAAAAAACAGCTTGTATACTTGTGTGATTAAATTTAGGGATTCGTGAATCGACTCCCATAGCATTATCATCACCATATACCGCTAATCGAACCCATTGACGAAAATCAGGATTCTTAATTTCTGGATACTCCCTATCCATAATAGTATAAAATGCCATCCGGACTAATAATGAATTAACAATCGAATTCATTTCAACTGTAAGAGGCTGACCCGAAGGTTGGCCACTACAAAATTGAAGCAAATGTCCTTCCCATAACATAACTGGGCTTACAACCGAAGATAAAAAGCCATGAATATACTCAATATCGGAATTGGAAGCACCATTTTCCTTGTATAATTTAAGGATGACAACACCAGCTTTTTCCATCAAAGCTTTAGGTAATTGCGTATCATATCCAGAAAAATCTCCGCACACAAATTGTGTGTAATCACCTCCTTTAGTAAGGTAATTATAAAGTAAGTCTTGCCACTCATTTGATTGAGCGGTAAGGCCAACAAAACATTCCGATGTATTCATATCCCGAAGGACATGTTTCAAAGGAATAATACCTCTAGTAGCAGCAATAAAGAAAGACATATCGTTTCCGTAAACGGAACGAGTCTTCTCATAAGCTTTCTCTAAAGGTAGAACCTCATTAGTCTTTGAAGCTCTAACGAAAGGATCAAATGTGCCTTGACCATTTCTCCACGAATCTTCAATCCTCAAAATATCTGACTCAATTTCAGGATCAAGAACACGTGGACATAAAGGATCACCATCCTCACCAAGCTTCATCCACTTGGATTTTGAACCACCATAACAAACACCTGAAGATGTCTGATTATTCATACCTCGGACTATTCCTGAACCATCTCCATCTAATGCTTGCTGTAAAGAACGAACAGAGAAAAATCCTGGTTGATTTTCCTCAAAGTCACGTGCAATACCTGAAACGGATTTACCAGTACTGGCAATACCATAAAGATAATCATCCATGGCCTTATCCATGAGATTAATAGGCACATCCATCTTAGGTGTATTAAACTTAAGAAGTGTAGTGTTAATCTGTGATGATCCATTAACAAATTTTGGAGGTCGTGATGAAAGCTCACCAAATTCCTCTTCAATTTGCTTATTTCCATTACGAAAATAATAATCTTCAGCACGTGGTTTATATAATTTTTGATTCTTATCAATAATGACTCCTAATGATACTATAGGAGTAATACTAGTTTTTAAAACGTCTGTAACATAAGAAGTCTCACCATCAATAATAGAGAGATCCTTCTTATTATTCTTAAAAATAGCATCAGGAGGTAATGAAGCTACTAAAATACTAGATTCTTGCTTCAACGTTTCTCGAGCTACATTAAGTGAAGACTTATCTATAGCTAAACAATACCACTTATTAGAAGAAGTACCTGCGATGTGAATACCAATAATCGAATTATTATAAATTAATGGTTGTCCACAATCGCCATCACTAGATCTGTGATTTAAGGCTTCACATTCATAAACCATTTGAGTTTGAATACCCGCGGTAGTTTTATATCGAATAGGTTGATCAAGCATCCTTGCCCTAACCAATACTTCTTTCCATACACCTGTCTCACAATTCTTGTGAAGATAAGAACACCCAGCTTGCGCTGGTAAAGTTCCATCTTCGGCAAAATACTTCAGAAAATTCTTTCCTGGAGGCATATTAGGTAAATGGACAAGGGAAGCATCTAATAATTTAGTGCTAAATAAACCACTTTTCTTCTTAAGTGATTCAATATGTGTTTGAGGTACATCAATATTCTTATACTGAGCACCCTGCTTTCCTCCATAACTAATAATAATATCTTGTAAACCTGTTAATGATAAAGCATGTCCTGGGACCAGTCTTTCTGATCCCATTGGCAAAGTTTTAACAATAGATGATACTCCATTATTAACAACTTTTGCTTCGGCAATACCCTTAGCAATATCTGCCAATACCTGCTCTTTAGTCATAGTACGTGCTTCATGTGCGGGACGAGGTTTATTGATAAAATAACCCAAATTATCAGAATTTGTTTTCTTTGGAGGTGCTACAAAACTAACACCTTCACAATCATGATCATTATCATCAATAATTTTGGTAATATTTGAAGAAATGTTATTATCTTCAGATTTACCAACTATCTTATGAACTACTGATAATGATCGAAATATTGCTGTAAGCGCAATTGCTCCAGTTGCAAATAAAATAGCATAAGCTGAATAACGAGCCTTATTAAATTCGGAAATATATTTTCCTGCTTTAATAGTACGCTCGATATGAGCTCTTTTCTCCTTAATAAAATATACTCTCTCATAAGCAAAAAATGCTATAATAAAAAATAAAGCTCCATAAGGAAAAATAGCGCATATAGCAAATAAAATGGCTATACTAAACCAATTTTCTTTATATATATCAAATCGCATCTTGGCATAGCCAATACAATTCTTATAATAAATAGCTGTTGATAGAGTTGCTGCCAATCTTGAAGAAAAATCAATAGCATATCCATCCAATGCAAATAATCGCTCTTGTGCGGACACTATAGGTTTATCATAAAAAATTGATACAAAACGAGATCTATTAAAAGATTCAGCTTCAATTATTGTGCAAACGCAAACATCATGAGGAAGCAAACAAGTAGGACAAATATTCTCCTTACTTTTGCTCTTTTTATGTCTTGCTGTGCTATTACTCCATTGTTCAATAAGTAATGTTTGCAATGTCAAAATAGCGTCACGCCATTCTGAATTACCTTCATAATGATCTATTTCAATATCTACATATTGGACAGTGACTCCCTGAGGAGTATTAATAGTTCCACGAGGCATTTGAATCTTTACCTCGTATATATCAGTATTAAAAACTTCATCTGAAACATCTGGATGATTTACATCCAATCTTTCAGTACCAGAAATACAATACTCTGATTTAATACCAAGAACTATTACAATTCCCATTCTCCTTAATAAACTGTCAACACTTGCAGTTCGGAAACAGTTCATACCTAACTGTTTATCATTAGTCGTAAAAATAGTACCGATGTTATTGTATTTATGAACTCCCTTCTCGTCAGCACGAGATTTAGGAATTATTTCTTTAGAAGTATTAACGATATCAAGAACATCCTTAGTAGACATCTTTTGAGATTGATCATTTGCATAATCATCAAATACTATAACATCTGTACTACTAGTAATATTTTCCTCAAATTTGGGATCTCCACCACGATTGTGGAGAAGTGTTTGATCGGGAATTCGACCAGCAATTGCTTGCATCATCATACCTAATTTAGTAGCGGCAGATGATTTACCACATCCAGCAGGACCAACTAAAGTCACTGACATGGGTTGTGGTTTTGTATTATCAGGATTAAGTCTATTTTCAACAAATCTAATATAGCCATCAATATTAGTCATATAACGTGTAAGCGCTGACCGTACTGAAGGTACAGAATTTTTGTTGAGTTCATTTTCGCCTGATGATCGCAACTTATTCAATTTATCGCGTATCATCTCAAAAGTAAGATTGTTATTTTCTAAATACAATGGATCTTCCATTATAGAAGCCATAGTATTAGATAATTCTACATATTTAGACTCAAAAACTTGATCTTTGGGTAATTCCCAAATAATATTATCAAATTTTAGTGCCATAAGTGCGGAAGAATTAATAAAAATCCAATCATAAATACGAGCCAAAAGCAAAGAAATATTCTCTGCATGTTGGCGGAATTCGGATCCAACCTTAAGAATTCCTGATGTTAATTCGGTAACAAGGTTGGTAATATCTTTATCTGCATATGATTTCTGTACAAAATTCTTTAAGCAGATAACAGATGTTAAAATCCCCGAACATGAATGGATAATTCCAAATAATGTCCGCGGATTTGAAATGGTCAAATCTGACCAAAAAGAGCGAATCTCCTTTTCAGCAGATTCACCCTTAATAAAATAAGCCTTAAGCTTATCAACAAAGATGCCAACTATTTGTTGAACATACTTTGCAGACTCTTTAACTGTATCTAATTTGAATAAAGATAAGCAAAGAGATGCAAAACCAATAGAAATGTCTGTCCAATTGGTTGAATTGCGAGTTCCTATGTAAAAATTAATTACATGGATAAATGCTGATCCAATATCAGCTAAATTGTCTCTTATTACAGAGTAAAGATCTTTTACAAGACCTAAAAGGATATTCAACGATGTAATCGTTTGATCCTTTAAAAAAGAAAATTGTTCAGGTAATTTAAATCCGGGAACAATTTCACTTATGAAATCCTTTAATTTTAAAGAATAATCATGATATGAACCCTTTAAGGTGTCCATATTTTGAGTTTTTATAAATTTAACGTTCTTCTGCAAAGCAGAAAGAGAAATCTGTTTATAATTTTGGCTTTCAGAGACTTCGTGCTATTTGATGCCAGGGGGGTTGTTAACCCATACCCTAGCGCCATTTAAATTCAAAAATCTTTGCTCGAAATGTCGGTGCTCAAGCTTTTGCACCAATTAAACAAGCCACGCATCTAGATAGATATTTTCCGTGAATAAAGGAAAAATCTAATTTCTAGACCGGTTATTTATTAACTCATATATCTTATGAATACAGTCTAATACAATTCTTAAATTGTAATACTGCTCCAAGTCGTACATCACTCTCTTTATTAGGGCCAGAAACGCCCGTATAAAGAATACCTAAATGGTGTTAACCATCAGCCAAGGTATAAGTTCATGTATTCATATAAATATATTCTGTTAAAAACAGCGTGTTGCTACCCATTATGGTAACTTGTATAGCTCAACTATATATTTGTTACTGAAGAAACGCGATTCTTCTGTAAAGTAAAAATGTTGTGTTTACGTCACAACTTCGCGACGTCTGATTTCGGTATAACCCTTGTACAGAATCCAAGTAAGTATTATGTATAAAAGCCCCTTCGGGCAATATCCGTTAATTACGGAATATAGTTCTCCAAGCTTAACTTATAAATATAAGTTATTTGGTGATCAGTATCTGGTTCTATCCAGAGCTAATGCATTAAAATTTAGCTAAATAAATAGCTAAAAGTTGATTAAATCTATATAATATGTGTTGCAAATACATATATATGTCTTTTAATGAATAAAAATTTTATATTCTTATTTAATATATAATAACAAATTAAAATAATTAATATAACTGTCTATATGAGGCCGTTTAAACAGCCACCTCATAATTCATCCCCGTTGTAGCGGGGGTAGAATTTCGACTCTAATTAAAGTATCGAATAGCTCACAAATAAATGTGAATTAAAAATTCCTCGTTTGCTACAACGAGATTAAACAATAGTATGCCTAATTATCATAAAGAAGAGTTCCAT